TCGATCAAATTACCTGAACTATTTACTTTTAAGGTCATTCGCAGGACTCCGGCTCATGCCAGTATAGGTTTCCACTGGTATCCACTCGCAAAACTAAGTCATTTGTATAGCTGACTGGCAGATCCGGAAGCCCGGACAGGCTTCCGCTTGGTTTTAACTGAAGAACAGAATTATCTCCATTCACTTTCAAAAGTTCAGCGGCATTTTCATCGCTCGATCTTGAAACGCTTTGATTACTCAGCGCATTTACTCGATCAATCAGACGATTAACTGCGCGAATGATCTGCTTCCATCCTGGGGCGTTTGAAAGTTTTTCAAGGTTTGCCATTATTTCGCCCTCACTTCAAAAACCTGCATATCATAGATATTCCCCATGTATTGCTCTGGCTTGACATCCACAACAATCCAACCATTTGCAGCAACAATCGCTTCATATTCAGTCAACGTTGGATCCGTAGCGGTTTGAGCTCCGCCCGCATCTGCTACATAATTGACAGGAAATCCATTAATAGTCGGCTGAAATAGTGGAGTAAGATTAAAACTCTGCCCATATTGATAGTTGTGAGTTACTCGAACTGGCGAGTTTGTCACAAATGGCGGGCGATTTGTATCATAAGGAATATACCCAGGAAACTCTCGAGTCTCGCTGCCAATCACTTTGCTCCAAATTGGAGGAATATTGGCATACACTTGCTCAAATTGCATGAGATTTACGCCGATGTCTCGAAAGTTGCGCTCTGCAACGAGATTTGATCCGAAGAATCCATCAAGCGGAGTATCCAAATCAGTAGGGGTATAAGAACTACGCTCAACGATCATTTGACGATAGATAACATAGGCATCTTTCACGCCTTCAGACAGCAACGGATAATCAACAACAATATCTCCGTGCTGTTGAGCAATTGTAAACTGTCCGTCGTCGTAAGTATTCCCCATGCTATTCCTTTGTCATTACTTGTTCAATACGAGTAAGTGAATTACTCATACCCTGCAATGATTTTTCAGTTTGCTTCAGCGCACTTCCAAGCGTCTCCTTCTGTTGCATTGTAGTTGCATCCTCAATACGTGCCGGACCGCGGCCTGACATTGTATCCGTAAGCCCAGCTGCCCTTTCCCTTTCCTCAATTGTCGGAGTCCGGAGCATTTGACTGCGCTGTTCAAGCTCGTCAACTTTCTGATTATTCGAGACGCTTACACCAATAGGAATTGCGCCAATCTCTTTACGGACTTGCTTATTGGCAATGATCATCGCATCGCGGAAGCTTGCGCCGGTTTCTGACATGATTTGAACAATACGCTCAGCAAGTTTGATTCGATTGTTCAATGACTTTGCAAGCGCTTCCTCGCCCCGGACTTCGGCTTTCAATGCTTCAAGCTTCAATTCCTTGATCTTGTTTTGCATTTCAAGCGGAGTCATGTCCTCCCCGCCTTTGGAAACCGTAGTGGATCCGGGCTCTGGTGGATTATTTAGCGTGTCAAGTTGGTTAAGCGTATCGATTGTATCTTCGGTAGTGCCCTTGATTTTATCGATACTGGCTTGAATTGATTCATTTCTGCGCTCGACAGATTTCCCCATGACTTCCCATGCGCTCAAAATATCAACAGTCACATCTTTATTGATAGCTAATAACTTCTGAGGAATGCTATTGAAGTCACTGGCAATTTGAAATGCTTTCCTTTTTGATTCTTCGAATGCTTTTTTTGCTGCTTCGAAGTTTCCGGCCATAGCCTGCATAGTCCCTTCAACGCCAAGAGCAAGTGCATCAAAAGCGGTGATTGCGGGCTTAATAATTGCACTGACAACAAATGCCAGTGCTTTCCCGTAGGAAACTACAACAGCAGCACCGGCTCCAAATAGATCCGCAATAAAGCCAAGCCCCTGGCCGACTAGAGAGAACGCAGGAATTAGCTTGTTCAAAAACTGAGCAGTCAGGATCGTTGCTCGTTTTTTCATGATGTCGAGCTGCTGAGAAGTTGCTCGCAATTGTTTGCGGTCCAAATCACTAAGCACAAGTCCTGCATTTTCGGCCTCTTCTGATAGCTCTTTCCATCGCTTCCCATTATCGCGTAAAAGCGGCTCGAGCATGGTTGCATCGCTGGCAATGGCTTCCATAAAGAAAGTCATTTCCGCTTGAGACAAATTCGCCTTTTGAAGTGAGTTGTAATAGAGCTGCAGCGCGTCCGGGCCAGACAGGTTTCTAAATTCTTCCGCTGTCACTCCTACCTTCGGCGCAATCTTCTCAAAGAAATCAGCCATCGGCCCGGCGCCGGTTGTCAGGAAGTCGCCAATCTTATCCTGAGTATCCTTGAGGATGTCAGCCAGCTTGTCTTGCTCGACAGAAAAAAGCTTTGCTCCGTATGCCAGGCGTTGAAATTCTTCTGCGTTTGTATTGGCGACTTTTGAAAGATTCGTGATCTCTTTCGCCATGTTTACCGCGCTGCTTGCTAACGTCGAAAAACCGACAAAACCAGCAAGCGGAGCGAGGCTCTTCATCATAGCGCCAACGGAGGATGATAGCCATGCGCGTGCCTTAGCGAGCCCACGCTCAAACTTGGATGTTTCCAGTCCAAGTATTGCCTTTAGCGAAAACGCCATTATTCGCCGCCTTTCTGCTTATCAAGCTCAAGCATATGACGGGTTGCAATGTCGTCTGAAATACTGCCGATCGGTTTCTTTGGATCTTTGCGCTTCATGATCTTGCGCACAATCTGAATAAGCTGACGGTATGGAGTGTCTAGCGTCTCTTCTCGCGTCCACCCATACTCGATGCCCATCAAGTCAATAAAGCCTGTCATGTCGGACCAGTAAGAAATGTTGATTTCGCGCATCCGCCCACTTGATCCAATGGCATCCATATAGGTTCTAGCAATGAACTCACGCAGCTCCGAATATAGAGTTGAAAAATCAATCTTTTGAATTTTTCGACGGAATAGCATTTTTTTGATCAATGATTTTGCGTCGTATTCAAGGGATTGATACCATAGAAAGTTTACTGTATCATCAAAAACCTTCTGCCTTGTGGAAAACTCAATAAATGTCGGGAAGCGGTCCTTAAACAACTCATTATCCGCGTCCGGATGTTGCATGCGGTAGATGTCAACCAACGTCAAATGCCGAACGGCTACGCCCGCAATCCCATCATGCGGAAAGATGTAGGCGTTATCATGCTCAAGCGATTCTAAATTGACCGCATCGAGCCACCCCGGAATGCTGGCCCGAAAATCACCCATGGCTTACGCAGGCTGAGTGATCGTGCGGCGGAAAGTAATTGATCGAGTGCGCGACTCGTTGATCGTTTGAGTTTGGCCCTCTTCCTCAATCACATATTGAGTCTCAGAGCCGCTTGGATCGTGGGTGCCAGGGATCAAAAACACTTCGTTGACAAGTTCCTGATTCTGAGCAGATGCCGAAATCTGAATTTCAGCAGTGCCATTGATGCGCCCGGTGTCCTTTGTTGTGCGCTTAGCTGCAAGTGTGCCGTCAACTCCGTTTCGTTCACCGGCGACTGTCGGAATCGTGACCGAGCAGTTGTTGAAAATATAGGTTTGAGAGTTGATAGTTGCCGAGAAACTATCGAGTAAAATTGCGCCGTCTTCGTATTCAGTAGCCATTTTTGTATTGAGTTTTTAGATACAGTGTGGATTCAATTTCGTCTTGTAAAGATTTAATGGATACAAGTCAAGCACTCACAAACGAGGATGGCGGAATGTGAAAGACCACATTAAAGCGCATTTCTGACATCAGCTCGAAATCTTCCTCCGTTGGATTGCGCGTATTGTTTCCGGCCTGCTCAAAAACGCTTTGCACTTGGTAGTAGGCAAGCTCTGGCTGAATCAATGTTGGCGCGTTCCACATCATAAAATTGCGGATCTTGCCGACCAGTTTTGGATGCGAGGCGCCGTCTCTGCTCGATACCATTAAAACTATTTCGCCTTCATGCTTCTGTAGATATTGCACGCCAGTGCCAGGAACGATGCCGCGATCAACTTCATTCGCTCCGCCGTAGTTGAAATTCACTTCAACTCGGGGCGTTTCTTGAACGCAGTCCTCGCCAAAAGCAATGGCTTGCACTCCCACAACTGAAATGATCTTTTTCAGCGCAGTGATGAAATTGTCTTCAAATGAATAAACTTCGACTTCGTTTGCCATTATTTTTTCGTGATTTCAAGTCCTGGGTATTTTGCGGCGATTTCTCTGGCTGAATAAAAAACGCCTTCTTTTAGATTGCGGCGGAAGTATGCTCTACGGCCGTATATTGCACTCCTTAGTGCTGGGCTTGCTCCTGTCCATCGACCCACTGGGTTTCCATAATATACGTGAATTGAGAACTGCCCCTTAGCTCCGCCCACTTCCCTGCCGCCAGTCGCTCTATGTATTGCTTTCGACTTTCTGACAGTTGGAGGATTTGACATCAATTTCTTCAAGCCCCTTGTTTGGTTTGAAGATGTCGGCTTTAGATTCAACTGCCTTGCAATATAAAGCCATGCATCTTTTGCCAGTCCAACCCTTCGGAGCTTTTCAGCTAGTCGAATCTTTCTCTGGCGAAGGATCTTTTTAAACTGAGGGGATGCGTTTGTCACATAATTAATATCGGAATACTTCTCAGTTCCAGAATGTGAGATGATCTTATCCTTGCTTCCAAGCCGAGTCCGACGCGCGGCAGTAAATAAGATTGCTGCAGCTTCATTTCTGACAATTGAAGCTAGATTTTTTACGCTAACTTTTTGCTCAAGCTCATTAAATAACTTGGTCAATTGAGCTTGGTCAATTTCAACCGAAAACTCTTTGCTTCTGCGCCCTGGTGTTTGACTTGCCATTAAGCGCCCTTGATTTGCTGACGGATTTTCCAGACGATGTTTGTGGTGTCCTCGGACTCGACAGAAACCAGCTCGTATTTGATATTCAAATACAGAATTGTGTCATTGATCTGAGGAATCGAGCTGCCAAACTCTGAAACGTTCACTTCAAGAAGTCGCTCGGTTTCGCGCTTCTTTCCGGTCCCTTCATCGCTCCAAAATTCATCTTTCTGAAGGTCGGAAATCGTGCCAAGATAAGTTGATCCGTTCCAAGTAAATGAATCTGACATGATGCCCCGCGCATGCTGGTTGCCCGCTTCAATAAACTGGTCGAGAAAATTTGGCATTTCGTATTGACTAGATCAATACGAACGAAACCTCAAGCAAAAATAGCAGCATGGCGAGGGACGCCATTCGCTGTCTTCCCGTAAAAAGAAAATAGTATTTCGCTGCCCTCTTTTGGTGGATTCAATCGCCATGAACTCTTGATGCCAATCCCAATGCTAAACTCGATTCCGCAAAAAGAAACATCTAAGCTTTTGCCATTCCACCCTAAGACAATAGCCTTATCGACTGAGGCCCTTTTAACTTTTAGCAGATTTGTTGTTCTGCCCTCTAAATATTTGCTTGACCGACGCAAAAGCATGACTCCTTCGCCTCCATTCTTTTTTACGCATTCTTCAAACTCCTTGAGGTGCCTTTTGTTTTCGCAAACTTGAAAACTGAGGACGTGCGCATATCCGCAAGACTGCAATTTTTCCTTTCGATCAATCGCTTTTTCGTCAGAAATGATATCAAAGGCGACAAAATTCACGCCATCCCAAGATCCGCCAGCAAGAGCAGAAATCACGCGCTCAAAGTTCCCGCGGCCCGCATACAGCTCTCCGTCTAGCATTAGATCACTTGGAAGTTGTGCCAATATCCTATCTGGAATACGAATCTCGATCCCTTGCTTAGACAGCATCTTTTTCCCGCCCCAAACCGCCCGCACTCCGTCCAATTTTTCAGACATTACCCATCCCTTTGGATTTTGTCCCCCGTAACTATATCCTTTCATGCAATTCATAATAGCCAAAACATATGGGCCAAATGCGAATTGTCAATACAATTTAATTGGGAGCAGGAAGCGGATTTGAACCGCTGGCCTTCTGATTATGAGTCAGATGCTCTGCCGGACTGAGCTATCCTGCAATAATATGCTATTCTGTATTCATTTCAGCGATACAGTCAAGGCACAAAAAACCGCCCATCCTCGAAAGAATGAGCGGTCCATGTGTCGTCGTATGCTGTTACCCCAAGAAAAAACTTAAGCGTAGCTTGTTGTGATGCGCTGACCGGCGTTTGCGTTTGTGATCTTTGTGTTGGTTTCGCCAAACACGCGGAGCACGTAGCTGCGGCGCTCATCACACCAGTATTGCTCGATGATAAACGGATCGCTTTGCTCGTCGCTGTAGAAGGTTGCTGCAGCTGCGGCGATTGTGTTACCAACTCCATTCGAGGCAGGTGCGGCTGCACCGACCCACAAGTGAGTATTCGCCCAAATGGTCGAAATACTGGTCTTGTTCTTTGCTGCGTTGTTCACCCGAGCGCGTCCGATGATGACTTGCTTGATACCTTCATCAGAGAATGCCTTTTGAAGAGTATTTGCGGTCACCGTTGCACCAGGATTGACAGAACCAGCGATAAAGCCCTTGAGCAAGTCGGAGAATCGAATACGATTCCAAGCTTGGACAGGAATTACGATGGTGTCTGCCATTTCGCCTCGGCCTGCGATGGTTTCAATCGCGCCTTGGATGTCCTGAGCTGCATCGATTGTGGCGATGTTGGCTGCGGTGTAGTCAACCAATGCTGCAGTTGTTTCAAAGCCAGAACCTTGAACCAATGTCGAAACATCGCTTTCATTCTTGCGGTAGGCGTTGAGCATCAGCTCACGGCCATAAACCGCCATCGCGTCGAGTCCGCGCTTGCTGGAATCGGTTGCAATGCTCTTGTCGATCACCACTTCAAAGCCGTCACCTTCAACAACAGAGCTGTCGAGGTTGATCTTTGCGGTGATGCGCTTAAAGCCGGAACCGGGCGCGCGCTTTTCGAGGTTGTCGCGGAGCATTTCACCCTCTGCAAGCTGAATGACCGGCCAGTTTACGGAAAGCCCGTTTTGAGCAATCCCTGGCGCGATCTTCAAACCGCCGAATTGGTTTTGATCCGCTAGTCCTTGAATGACGTTCGCTGTGACGGCTCCAAGGACGTTTGTTTGTGTTACTGACATCTTATTTTATCCTTTCGTGTTAGGAGCCAGCGGTGTAGCCCGGCTTGTATTGTAGTTCAAAGAGTTCGTCTGCACCTGCTGCGGTGACAGCCTTGCCGACTCGGAAAGCGCCAGTGCCTTGAGTGTCGGATGCTACGCCGGAAGCCGCGCCATAAAGCGTAGCGCCTGCGGAGTGCCCGTCACCGTCGGCAAGGACGATAAACGTGTCGCTAAAGTTCAGACGCTTTGCCAAGAAGTCTGCGCCGCTTTCGGCGTCCTGCATTGCGACCGCATCGGCCTCAGATGTTAGCCCAGCCACGGAAGCGGTCGAGCCGGAAAGAGTCAAAAGCTGACCCAGCGAAATAGCCGCGCCCGCTGTAACGGTGATCGGCTTGATGTTGTCTTCAACTGTAGTGCTCATTTAGAAATCGAGTGGTTAGGTGTTAAAGGTTATTGATGGATGGAAGTCCGAGGCGAGTTGCTTCTTTCTGGCAGAGCTCGAAATCAGAAACGCGGAGCACTTCAAGCGCTTGGTAATGATTCTTGCCTTCTGACTTCAAGCGGGCCATTTCGCCAGAGAAAGTCTTGCCGTCTTTGTTTTTCGGCGCTTCGTGGGATTGAAGTTCTGCGCCAAACTTAACGCCAAGTGCTTTAGCGTCTTCGGCGGTTTGCTTCAGCGATGCAAGCTCAGTTGCTTGAGTCTCAAGCTTGCTTTCCAGTTCAGAAATCTTCGATTCGGAAGCAGTGAGCTTTTGGCTCATTTCTTCTTTAGCGGTTTCTGCAGCCTGCATTGCTTCTTCCTTGGGCATTTTGCCCTCCAAAGCAGACAGACGCTCAGTGAATGGGGCCATTACAGACTCCATCATTTCTTTGATTTTTGCTTCGTCCATTTGTAGTGTGTTTTTGGATACTTTAGAGGGCTTGTCAATCCGATTCTTTTGATTGAACAGAGCCGCGTTAATGGCCGGCTTCTCCACGAAGTCGGCAGAGTGAACTGAGATGCAGCGCATAAAGTCAACTGCTCCTCGTTTGACCTTGCCCAATTCAGCAGTTACGGAGATTCCGAACTGCTTACTGAGGCGCTTTGCCAAGTTAAAAAGATGCGCCCGGTGCGGGCTGCTCTCGTATGCTTGAAAGTCGGCGCGCAAGTGTTCGCCGTCGATACGAAAATTATCAAACTCTCCGACGATTTCAGAAAGACCGGTGCCATGCTCGAGTTTGGCTTTCAATGGTTGCCCGATTGCCAAGCAAGCCGCAAGCATGTCTTCAAGCGTTTGCTCGTCAGTCCAGAATTCGCGCAGAAGTTCGCCATCTTCGCTGTATTCGCCGTGACCGATCGCCTCAACATTTGCCGTTGCGATGGATACGCCTCGAATGATGCCGTTTTCTTCATCAATGGCATTTTCCAAAAGGTCTAGACCTTTGGACCAATCAAAGACCGGGATCTGTTCTGCAAATGTGTCAGGCATTTAAATTTCGCGAGCTTTCATTGTAGTGCTTTTATGGATACTGTGTCATTCTGTCAAGCTTTCATCCGCTTGAACCGTTTCGCTGACTGTCTGCGACTTTGGCGGATTCGGATAAGCCTTGCGAATGAGGTTAGATGCGTTCTCTATTCCGATTTCTGGGTGCGCTTCAGTGATCTTCTTGGCGTCTTCAAGGATTCCGAGCGTTTCCTCGAAACGAACCGTGCGAACGTCTTCTGGGTTGCGGCCGTGAATATGCTGATATTCCGTCTCTGTCAGAAGCCCTGCGTTAACAACTTCGATGTCTGCCTTTGCATCGCGGCCATAGTCGGCGCTGATTCGTGCGCCATAGAAAAACTCGCCTCTGAATTTGTTAGCGGTCTTGCGCGTAATCGCTCCGGCGCGGTATCCTGCTTCAATTGCGCGTGTCACGATCCGGCGCATGGCCTGGCGCTCAAGCTTTTTTCGCTCGTTCTGCATCACTCGGTCCTCGCGCTCAACTACAAGTCGGCCAACCGTGCCGGTCAGCTTATCAATCTTCCACAGGAAGTCATAAGACAGCCCGACGCCGGCCATGATCTCTTTGACCTGAGTCTCGATCACCGGCAAGAATTGCTGATTCGGGAAATCGTTCGGAAACTCAAAGATGCCCTCAGTGGTCTTTAAAAATTGCTGCTCACCGCCGTCAACTTGCTCAAGAGTCACGCCGTCAGCGTCTTTCAATGGCAAAGGCTGTCCTTGTGGCAAGTAGTTATTTGCTTGAGTTGGAATTTGCCCGTCTTCGGTCTTGAAATATGGCAACTGCGTTGAGCGGTATTTGATATTGAGACGGCTATAGTCCATCGTCTCTTTCAAGTCGCGCATTCGGGTAATGACCGACTTAAAGCATGTCACGCCGTGGTAATTATCGACGCGGAATGGATCGAAGATGTGATTGAACCAGCTTGCGGGAATGTGCTTGTCAAATGAATATAGCCCACCGTGATATTGGCGCTTGTAAATGTCGTATCCAATCACGCGGCCATATTTATCAAGCCGGATGCCGTTCTGATCTTCGTCGTTGGACCACGATGGAAGCGTAGGATTTCCGATTCGCTCGCCGGTGATTAGCTGGATCTTGTATCCGCCCGCGTCTTCGATGTCGATGATTCCGCTTTCACCGTCACGCTTCTTCCCGCGTTGCGCGAGCTGCATCAATGTATCAAAGTCAAATCGCCCAGTATAGTCACAAACGGTGAACCAATATTTGAGCCAATCAGAAATTTCACGATTTAGCTCGATGTCTCCGGTCATTGGCTGATAGCGGATCGATCCGAAAGCGTAAATGTCATACGTGTCCAGGATCATTGCAGCTAGAGGAAAGTCTTCCTCTAGCTGCCGAGCCTCTCGGATCATCTGCAATCGCTCAACTGTCTCTGTGCTGCCTTCTGGATCGGTAAAAATTCCGCCTGCATTTTTACGCTTATGGGTGCGCTTTCCGCCCTCGTATAGCAGCGTAATGTGCTTATGATACGCACGCTGAGCACTCAGCTTGCCGGTAATAATATCAGAAATGAGGCCCATTATCTTTCGCAGTTGTTGAAGTTAATGCGGCGCTTCATCGGACGCGAAGACACGCCAAGATTTCCAGCAATCGCGTTTTCAAGGTTGCACAATTCAGCCTCGCTCATCCGCTCAAGACTGTAGCTTCGCCCGTTCTTGCTACCTTGAGTGATCGCCTCGCCAGTCAGCCGACGAAGCCGCTCCGCCTTGACAGCGGTTTTCAACTCTGTGATTTCCGCAGAGGTATAAATATCAAGATTCGGAATCGCCATTTTGTATTGAGTTACACAATACGCGAAGCGATGTCAAGTCAGGTTTCGCTCGTATCGAGAAACGATCTCCTCACAGCAATCCCAATATTTGCCTTTAAGGTATAGCCAAAATTTATCCGCTTGAAACAAATCCCAGCAAATGCCGGTCTTATCAAATACAGCGCGACATCTACAGCCCCACCCTTTAATCATTTCTTGTTCTTGTTCTGTTAGGTGCATAATTACTCTTCCTCTTGGGTTTCGCTCATGTCAGAAACCAACTCGGCTTCAAGCGCTTTTCCAACTTGGTACTTTTCGCAGTCATATAGGTGATCATCTGCGCTGCCAACTTTTACCCACCGGTAACGGTCTTGCTCGCCGTCCTTGCCATAGTTCACGTTGATTCGGTGATGGCTTTGCATGTGCGCGGCATACTCTGGGCAGAACTCTTCAATGTCACTCGGAACAGTCCAGCTCAATGCCCTGCCTGAGCGAAGCTCGAAAAGCATGTCTTCGATCCCTTGATTGTTGATCGAACGCCAAGGCGCGTATCCGCTAAACTGTGTTGTCTTACCAACTCCAACCTCTCCCATCTTCAACTCGGAGAAGTTGCGCCAAACTTTGTAAATCGGCCCGCCCTTCTTTTGCTGCACGCGGTGCAGGAATTGCCCAGAGTTGTTCTTTGTGTCTCGGTCCTCGCCTCTGATGCCGGTCCACATGAACCGCATGCAAAACTCAAATACAGTCCCTTGCTTAAATGCGCAGTCAATCGCCACTGGGCTGAAGGCGTGCATTTGCGCATTCACCTTGTGAACACCTGCAGCAAGTATGCGCTCGTTCAGTTCAGTGACTTCAAATATCTTTCCGCAGTCAGCTAAGCGGCTGTCTCCGTTTTGCGCATACGCGCGAACGACAAACCAGAAGTGCTCGCCCTCGCCGTCCTTGCCGTGCTGGTAGTCGATTGTTGCCAGTCTTACAACTTCACGGTCCCATTTGTTGTTGAGCATCCATTCGCGGGTATAGTCGCCAATCGGCAAATCTTTCTTTTCGACAATCGGCAGGTCTTTCCAAAACTCTGCAAGGTCGAACATGATCACGCCTTTAAGTGCTGCGCGCCGGCCAACATCGCGCCCCTTGCCGATCTTCAGCCACTTCTCCACGAAATCGCGCGGATCTGCCCCAGGAACAAAGATCGGAAGCGTAAAACTGCGCTCCGTTCCGTCTGCGTCTGGATTCGTCGCCCGCCAACGACCGGCGATCACTGCCGCGCGTTGCTTGCCCCTGTCGTGGTAAATCTTGCCTGAGCAATTCGGGCATTCAATGTGCACCGTCTCTTTAGTCTTCTGAAAATCGAGCGATCCGTCTTCTTTTGTGATTTCTTCCCATCGGAAAACTCCACCGTCGCGGATGTCCCACTTGTATTCGTAAAACTCGCCGCAATGCTCGCATGGCACTTCATATACTTCGCAAGTTCCGTTCCGGTGATTCTCCGCAAACTCTTCGCCCGCGATGCCGCCAGTGCCAAGCTCGACAATCTTCCAGTCGTTTGTGACGTTGAACGCTTCTTTGCGGTTGTCAATTTCACGATTTGCGCCCGGGTCATACCGCCAAGACTCGTCCTTGAAGATCACTCGGAGCGTGTCAGACTGGCGATCACCCTCTGCCTCTGCGCCAAGGAACACAAGAAAGCTGCCGTCCATAAACAACGACTGCTTAATGGTCGATTTCTTAATCCGAGCCTCCAGCGCCTCGCAACTGTCTTGCATGTGTCGCCATCGCGTTTCGACAAAGCGTTTCACCTTGCCCTGATTGTCTGCATAGAACCCCATTGGCGCGGGATCGTTGACCGGTTGCCAAGCCATGCAGATTTGAGCAAATATCGTTTTGCCTGATTGCTGAGGGCATCCGCTGATCGTGATACGCCGGACCTTTGGATCTGCGTAGGCTTCATACCAGCCTCGCGTCCATGGGACGTTTTCGACATTGAAGTATCCGGGAAATGGAGACGTAGGACCGAACTTGATGTTTTCAGATGCCCATGAGCAAATGTCGCGCCGGTCCGGTGGATTGAACGCGGCTCGCCAAATCTTCTCTATGTTGGAGGTGGTCACTATTTTAGATTGAGTGGAGGGTCTGGGCGGCGACCCCAGGGCCAGAGGCGGATTGCCTTGGTTTCGAACCTTGCAGCGTGTGGCGTCCTTGCTGCACCATCCAAAGGTTATAAAACTCTCCCATCAAGCCTCCTCAAAATAGATTGAATCGTCGTCGCGGTCGCAGCTCATATAGTAAGCCAGATGCCGGGCATCTTCCTTGTAGTATCGCCGAGCACAGCGGCGCAGGTCGGACCATCCGGTATTACTCAGGTAGCGCTTTGCTCCGTCGATGATACGCGTCACGATGTGGTCTTTAGTCTTCATGGCATTCACAGTTCGGAGAGTGAGTGATTCCGGCGCGGCCCATTCCTGAGTAAACAACATACTCATGAAAATCAAATCTGACATAGTGCATATCAGATGCGATGTATTCAAAAAATGGCTCTTGCTTCGCGTTTTCCTTTATCTTTGAGATTGATGAAAAGACTGAAAAAATAAGCGCGATGACAATTAGTGGAATTATTTTATTCATGGGAATGGCTGATCCACAGCTTTTCGATTCTCATAATCTTCTGACCGCGGTAAGCAGATCCAAGTAAAATCAGTGCGAGCACTGCATGGACTATAGGTAACCCAAAATATCCTTCGTAAATGCTCCAAAATTGGAGCCCCATATTTAACGCGGCAACTGTCATGTCTAACCGGTATGCTGTTTTAGTTTTCATTCTGCGGGTAACTCCATGTTTGGATTGTGCGGAGACTCAAAGCATGCAACTAAGCGAGACTGCATGTCTTTCAGGTGTTCGGCAGCATACGGTGCTTTGCTGATTTTTTCAGACAGGCAGTCGATCGATTTGCTGAGCGCTGTCCAGTATTCAGACGGAAGTGGATCGCTGCCGATCTCAAGCTTGTAGGAATCTGGGCCGAGTCGCGCTTGTGGTTCTGGCTCTTCAAACTTTCTTCCGATTACCTTGACGGATTTAAAATCACTCTCAACGAACCATTGCGAATCTGCCCCTCTAAATTCCGTAACAGGAGTTTCTCCTCTTGTTACGTTCATTCGCGTTTCGTGGACTATAAATTGATGATAAACGTCGCCGTCCATCACTACTTCTAAAACATCTCCTGCTTGTATATTCATTTCTTGGTCGCTTTCTTTCTTGCTTTGGTTGCTTCTTTTTTTGCCCGGGCGCTGGTCGCCTCTTTCGGGCGTCCTTGGCCGGGCATGTTGATTGACGTCTTCTCGTCAGCTAATGCTTTTGCGCTGCTGTTCTGAAGTTGATTAATAAAGGTTGTCATTCCGTCACGGATTTTGCGGAACAGTTCGTCGCGCGTCTCGTCTTGGTGGACGCGGATCTCGCCGGTTGATCTGCCTGGCGCCCAATTGGACAGATCGATGTCTCGATCTTTTTCGTAGGCTTGCCACTCTGCGATAAGCGGGACCATCTGATTCTCCACTTCGTCGCGCGGAATATATTGGCCCTTGATGATTTTGATTTTCTCTTTGTCGTGCTCGACCTGGCCGCGCAGTCGTTCGTTTTTCAAGCGCTGCTCTTCCAGCTTCATCGCTTCCATTGAAGCGTTCGCCTCGTCGGACAATTTGTCTTTGCCTCTGGCTTCCACCCACTCCATCCACGGCTCGACCGGCTCCTTGCCGTCGATCTTTCGCGGTGCGTCCGGATGCTGTTCGCGCCAAAGTCGAATCATTCGCGCTGTCACTTGCAGCCGCTTTGCGAGTCCTGCCTGACTGGTTAGCGTTGGTTCAGATTTTGTGCCAATTTTGCTCAATGGGTAAGATAGTTGTAATTTTTAACTT